CTGGAAAGACGCGCATCTCTCGACACGCGTCAACCGGCTCCCGATACCCGCAGGCAAAGCAACCGCACGCAACAAACCAACGGGAACCAGACAAAACGTCAGGACACAAATCCCTGACACCAAAACCGACGCGGGGTGGAGCAGCCCGGTAGCTCGTCAGGCTCATAACCTGAAGGTCGTAGGTTCAAATCCTACCCCCGCAACCAAAATTTTCGACAAGATATCAAACACTTAGGCCGCCCTCTGGGCGGCTTTTGCGTGTCGCGTCGTGTCGCAAGCCCGTCCCGAACACTCCCCAAAGATTCCAAAGACTTACGAATACCCCCGATTTCTCCGTGCAACACGGATGCGACACGGGATGGGGCGATGTTCGCGGAGCGTTCGCACAGACCCGGGCTAGTGTCCGAGGGGTTGCCCTGCCATAGTCGCGAGCAAGATAGTTGCTCCGAGTGGTGATATGCCGATTCCCGATTTCCAAACCTTGATGCTGCCCGTCCTTCGTCTTGCCGATGCCGGTGAGATCAAGGTCGCGGAGGCCGTGAATCGGATGGCTGATGAATTTGCCCTTACGGATCAGGAACGCGAGGAGCTCCTGCCGAGTGGTCGCCAGGCCAAGATCGCGAACCGAGTCCATTGGTCGGTCACCTACCTCGTGAAGTCCGGCCTCGTTGAGCGCCCACGGCGTGGCTACTTCGCAATCACGCCCAAGGGGAAATCGGTCTTGTCGAGCCCGCCCGAGCGGATCGACATCGCATTCCTCTCCCAGTTCGACGGGTTCGACGAGTTCAGGACGAAGGCCAACGACGATCATCCGGCCGAAGTCGAGCCGACTCAGGATCTCGCTGCTGGGACCCCCGAGGAACGGGTGGAGGCAGCATTCGAGGATCTGAACGCCGCGCTACGGGAAGAGCTCCTCGAACGCATTCTGGTCATGCATCCAACCGCCTTCGAAAAGCTGATCGTCGATCTCATGCTCGGCATGGGCTACGGCGCAAATGGATCTGGCGAGCGGCTCGGCCGAACGAGCGACGGTGGGATCGATGGCGTGATCAACGAAGATGTGCTCGGCCTCGACATCATCCACCTCCAAGCCAAGCGCTACGCCACCGGAAACAGCATCGGTGTGGAGAAAATCCGCGAGTTTGCCGGGGCGTTGGACGAACGCGGCGCGACTAAGGGCGTGTTCGTGACCACCAGCCACTTCGCGCCGGCTGCCATGCATTATGCGCAGCGAAGCCCGAAGCGCCTGATCCTGATCGACGGTGAAGAACTGACCCGGCTACTTGTGAAATACGGCGTCGCAGTTCGGGGCTACCGCATCCTGGAGCTGAAGAAGGTCGACACGGATTACTTCGACGAGGCAGAGATTTGAGTCAGCTCAAGCTGCGCGAGGAGCCGTCGCAGGAGCATAACTCCATCTGCGACAGTGCCGACATGACCCCAGTGAACGTCATCGGGGACAACGCCGAAATGGTCGTCCGACAGAGCGGCCAGCTTTTCCAGCAGAGCGTCGAACTCAGCCTTCCTGCCGATGAATGCGCTCACCGCCATGTCGTTCTCATCTCGGGTCATCAGGCGCTCCTCGCCGTGTCATCGCATAGCAGCGATCCATAGGTGCGCGGCGAAAGCGAGCAGTTACCGAGTGTTGGTCGATCCCTACGCCGCCGTCGCGATCCCATCGAGCCGCACCGCAACACTGCAGACGCCGCTCCCGACCGCCTCGATAGCGGGGTGTTCTTCATCTCAAAGCCCTTTCGAGGATTGGATGCGGACGACCGAGATGCGGTCGGTCGCCCCTGCGATCTGCCGGTTGAGGTCCGCGAGCGCGGCGGCCATCTCGCCGTCGCTCGCGTAGGTGACGCGCTTGCCGTCGTATTCGACGGTGCGGACGCCCTGATAGCGCGCGGCCATCAGGGCGTCGCGCCAGGCGGTGAGCTGGGCGAGGTCGGCCATGCTCACGCCCCGGCGTTCATGAACCAGCCCCGATGGTCGATGAAGCCCGCGCCGAAATCGAGGATCACCCGGATCTCCACGCCGTCCACGTCCCAGCCTGAGCGGCTCTCGACCTGCGGGCCTTCCGCGCCCGAGAGGTAGGCGAACTCCAGCCCGTCGATCTCGCCGGGGTCGGCGGTGACATACCAGCGGGTGGCGCTGGACAGGCGCGGTTCGACCACCAGCGAGAGTGACCCGGAAAACGGGTTCACGTCGGCGGCGGTCGCGGGCGCGATGGAGGCCAGCCACTTCTCGGCCGTGGTCTCCAGCGCGGGCGGCACAAGCAGGTTGCGGGGTGTCACGCGGATCGTGCGATCCTCGATGCCCTTCTGGGTGCGCAGCGCCAGCCGCGCGGCCGAGAGCGTCGCGTCGGAGATCGCAGCACCCGTGCCCGCCTTGTTGCCGTGCTCGGCGTGGAACAGCGTCTTGCCGTCCGACAGGGTCGGCCCGTTGCCGCTGCCCGCCTCGAGGAGGGTGACGAGGATCCGCGCCTCGGTCTCGGCCGCGGCCTGTCCCAGGCGGCGGGCGAGGTCCGAGAAGGCGCCGAGGTCGTCGTTGACGAGCACCTGCCGGGTGATGCCGATCTTCCGCGCCCAGGTCTCGACCTTGTAGGCCTCGCGCGCCTCGGCCATCGTGCCCGCCTTGATCTCGCCGTGCTCGTTCAGCTTCTCCAGCAGCGGCGCCTCGCCCAGCATGATCTTGTTCACCGCGCGGAAATCCCGTGCCGTGGTCTGGCGCCCGAGGCGGCGGATGCCCGAGGGCGCGGACTGGTAGGCGTCGCGCAGCACGCGGCCCACGGTGTCTCCAAGGATAATGGGGAAGTCGGAGGTCGTGTGCAGCGCGCGGGTGACGAGACTGGCGGGCGACAGCGCCATGGTGGATTCGCCGCGCAGCGTCAGCAGTTCCTTCGCCATGTCGACGGGCGTGGAATAGGCGTAGCGTCGGGCAGGCTCGGAGAGCTCATGCCGAGGATTGATCCGGGCGTAGAGCGCCTCGCCCATCTGGCGTGCGCGCAGGGCGGGGTCGTCCTGGCTCTCGCCCATCTCGACGCGGACTTGCTCGGTGCGGATCGCAGGTGCGGAGCGCTTGGCCAGCGCCTCGAAGGCCGCGCGGCGGGCGGTGTCGACATCCGCGTTCGCGTCGATCTGACCGTCGATCCAGGACTGGTCCAGCCCGGCGATGCGGGCGATGGAGCGGATCTCGGCATTCGCCGCGGCGCGGGTCTCCGTGGTCGGCGCTGTGTCGGCGGCCTCGCGGGTGGTCGTGTCGGTCATCTCAGTCTCCATGCGAATATGGGCGCCGGGGTCGGCGGGCGTCGGCACCAGGGAAATCTCGTGGGGCGTCCAGCGCACGGCGGTCAGCACGCGCGCGCCGTCCTCGGTGGTCTCGGCCCAATCCTCGACGGAGTAGCCGACCGAGACATGCCGCAGGATGCCGGCCAGCACGTCCTGCCAGACCGGCTCCACCTCGGGCCGGGTCGAGAACTGAATTAGGGCCGTGCCGCGTTTGCCGTCCACGGCGGCGCTGCGGACGGAGCCCAGCACGTCGCGCACGGCGGTCTGACGGTGTGCGTCCAGCACGCTGGCGCCTTCGAGGCGCGACAAGTCCACCGCCTCGGGCGCGAGGCTGAGCCGCTCGATGTATGGACCCGCCATGTCCCGGCGGCGCACAGCTGCGCCGGTAGACCAGACCACCTCGACGGTGCGGGTCTCCGGATCGGCGGTCGCGGGCGCGAGCGTCGCACGGCGGGTCAGCAATTCCATGGTGTCAGTTATCTGCGTCCTCCTTCTGCTGCGCCGCCGCCGTCTGGCCAAAGGCGAGCCCCAGCTCCTCCGCGCGCTCGCGGTCGGCCGCAATCTCGGCATCCACCTGCTCAGCGTCGTAGCCGCGCTCGGAGATCGCCTGGGACCGGCTCTTCAGCCCGGCGCCGATCGCCATGATCTCGGCCTGCACGTCCTTCATCGGATCGACGTAGTCGAACTTCGGCGGCAGCCATTCGCAGCCCAGGTAGGCGTCCGGGTTCCGGTCGAAGTCCCGCGCGGGCAGGTCGCCGGTCAGCACCGCGAGCCGCACGAACCGCTCCCTGTCAGGCGACACGGCAAACTGG